GTCGGCTTGATGTGACCTGTGGTCATACCATCAGGCATCAACAACATTCGTTCGCGATTATAGAAATCATAGATGTCGAACATCTCATCACGTACTTTGGCTTTTTCTTTTAGATCTATAGCTCTAGGTGGACCAACTGGTCGCACACGTGTTGGATCAGCTACTGCGGTAATGAATATAAATCTTGGGATAAACCCACTACTAATGTGTTCTTCGCTAAGAATGTGCTTTGTTTTGGATTTAACACCACCAGCATAAATAATGAAGATTGGGTCCTTAACAACAATCTCCTCTTTACGCAGGAGACGCTTAACTGTTTTTCCATCATAGAGCTTAGTGAAGTATTCAGCCATACCAGACATGTAGTCGCGATTTATAATTTGGTCTAGTAGGCCGGTAAATTCATCTCGAAGATAAATAGAGGACTGCCGTGCGCGAGTCTTCAAACCGTTAAGAATACCTTCAGGCGAGCCATCGTTCGTTAGCACTGCATCCGGATACACCTCATAAAGTAAGTCCATGCCAATATCCATGGCTGTGGTCTTACGAGTCAATGTAGTATCGGCCAGTAACATGAACCACATGTTTGGCCGTACAGTACCAAATGAAGTAGGAAGGACTACAGTACTGGAAATCAACGAACTTAGAATAATGAATGCAGATGCCTGATGATATTGTGGTGCTGCGTCGGTCAGTTCGGTTGCCCACTTAATGTACCGCTCTACAAAAGTTTCATCTGCCTGTACTTTACGAACTTCTTCTTGAGTGATTAGCTCCGGAATGACTGCTGTGGAGTTTTCAATCATCCCATGTTCTTCTAAATGAATGACATAGGCTTTATTGATTTCCTTCCACAGGGAGGAGTCTGGTCGATTGTCTCTCGCATACTTATTACACTTAGCTTCTTTTAAAACTGCAAAGGTTTCTTGACGAGATAATCCGGCTTCTCTACATAGATTGATTAACTTCCATTGCTCTTTGCTCCAATCCGCTGTTTCTTCTGGATCTAGAGCAAGAAGACCGAAAGCTTTAGGATTTAAAGTCGCGCGATAGCGCTGAAGAATATCTGCGCCTTCTTCATCTGGCAACTGACCAGGTTCAGGCACAGGATCATTGGTGAATCTTAGCGCTTCGTATTCTGGATAGACATCGAAGTCGGATGCGCGATATAGAGAAGTTGCTGTGGAGGTAACGACAACGATTGGTGCTGTTTCGGCATCACCGTACTTGTAGTTCGGTGTGTATGGCACTCGTAGTAGTTGAGTAAGATCCCAACCACTTCGGTCAGCACCTTGCTCAGAATGAAAGTAGGCTATGCGACGAGATAGTTCCTCTGCCGCGAGTGGTTCCATTGCATTTTCTAAACGCCAAAGAGCCTGCCAACGACCCTTGCTTGTCTGAACGACAATTGACGCTGGTACTTGCAGCAGTTGCGGGTTGCATTCATCAAGATCAGCCCAGAGCACAGTACTATTAAGAACTGTATCTTTTTTCCGCGCTCTAGTCTTTAGAAGTTGTGGACAGAAATACACATGGACGAGAGTCATTGCCGCTTGTTCTATTTCCGCACACATTTCATCCAGTTGTTCTGGATAGCGGAAATAAGATTCAGACATTGACTTGTCGAGCTGTGCCTTATATGCTATGCAGACATATCCTGCCTCATTATCGCCAAAGACTAGTCTGAAGAAGTCGCGGCGGCGCTCTGAAGTTTCTGCTACTGCATCCCGGTAGGCTGAGTATACATGCGGCATACCTACCCCTTATGAATTGAATAGGCAGCACGCTATCTTAGCGTACTGCCTATTCAATAACGACGACGCTTACGGGAGCATTGAGTTACTTGCAGCCTTCACCTGGTTAACAGCATTTGCTGAAGGAGTCTTGTAACCCTTGATTTCGAATCGCTCGTTTAGTTCGTTGCCATCGTTGTCAGTCTTTGGTGGCATCTTCTTGCCTGAGACAATAACAGTCTTGCCAAATAGCTCGTCAATTGGAGGAACTGTAAAGTCTCCACTATTGATATCGTAGCCAAGGGCACGCATGAGCTGAGAAAGACTGTATAGTGCACCATCGAAAAGCATGATCGAGGCCATCAAGGTCTCGCCACGGTAAGGGCCTTCCTGAATGACAAACGTCAACTGGTAGAAAGGCTTTCCGGTGTTCTTCCGTCCAGGCTTAACCTGCTTGAGCCTTCCATCAGTAATGTTCACGATGTAATCGCCAGACGGCGGAATTTCACGAACCTTTGATGTGGCTTCTTGATCAGTGAAATTAACTTTCAGCGGCTGCGTCATTGCTGTTTATCCCCTTGACTGCATTCCATATAGTTGACATTGTTGGCTCGACCATAACTTGGTCTAAACTGCCGGTTCTATCTTTGGCAACGATGCCTGGTGTTGCTCCACATAAGAGCATGCGTCTATTTTCGCCGTCATGCTCCTTCACATAATAATAGCTAACGATATCTAGGAAAGCCGCAACTTCATCTGCAACCTTGCCTGACAGGGACGGCTTTATTCTCACCGCCCCAGTCATTTGGTTTTTGTCTGATTTTGCTAGCGCCGTGAAAATCGTATTTACTGGCAGATCACGAAAAGTCCGCACAAATTTTCTAGTCTGCTCAATGTTGATATTCCATTCACGAATGCTTGGAACATCTGGATCGCGTTCCTCGTGTTGATCAACAAGTTTGCGCATCACGAGGTCCATCGACATCTTCTGTGCTTCTGACAGGCTGTCAATAATGACGGTTCGATATCCATGGTCACCAGCGTATAGCTGGTTATACACTTCCTGCATATCTGCCCATGAAGTCACACGAACAGATTCTACATTTGGATAACGATTCTTAATCGAGAGGAGTCCACCCTCAATGTCCACAACAAGTATCTTACGCATCTCTGGCAGAGAATCTGCCGAGGCAGCTAATGTAGTCTTACCGACACCTGAGTCGCCATAGACTAGCATGTTGAAACTTGGTGGCTCATCAGCAACTTTTCGAATTGGTAAGCCAGCGATAGTAGCTAGAGACATCCAGAATCCTTAATATCCGCATTGTCCGAAATCGCACAGTTTTAGATAATTGTTTTTGGGATAAATCAGTCTACCATCGCCGGTCACCAAGCCGCAAGGGTCTAAGTCGATTTATTACCGTGAATTAATCTTCGTCCTCATCATCTTCGTCTTCGTCCTCATCGTATTCGTCTTCGTCGTCTTCATCTTCATCGTCTTCTTCTTCATCTTCGTCATCATAGTAATCTTCTGGCATTACTGGATCAGGAATATCATCCTTCACAAGCGGCTCAGTAACCTCAGTAGTCTCAGTAGGTTCGGTCATGGTTTTGCCTTTCCATTCGAATTTAGTGTTAGGTGGAGTAAAATCAGTATTTAATTCCTCAGCCAACAGGCTGAAGATTGGAAGACTCATTCTTAATACCTTCAGTAATTTGTTTGGTTATTTCCTTTGGGAGCCTATGGGCACAATCGCACCATGTGCCACCTTTACATTCTTTCGGTTTTGCTTTATGGGGATTGTCTTTGCAATGCCTGCAAATCACTAATAACCTCCACATATACATATACAAGACACGGATCTTGCTTCTCTAAATCATAAGAGAATATTACATTCTTAACTCGCATAAGTGTTTTACCAATGCAAACCCCATCATCAACTCTTGGCACTGCTAAGACAGCTCCTTGAACCCAATGAATGGTTTCAGGACCAACTGCATCATAGTTTTTAAAGCTAATTATCATCAAGTGATCCGTCTGGGTAAATTATGGTTAGAGGAATAAATGACTGCTTCCTAGTATAGCGAATTGTATACCAAGTACCGCCGCCAGCTTCCTCCATGGTAGATGGAAATGCCAGCATCCTGTGGGAACCATCAACAATCGCCTTGTTTCGATCGAGATAATTCATAGGAACATTGATAATGTTAGAAGCATTACGAGCTTTAACTGAAATGAGTTTCTCATCAATTGGCGGATGACAAATAACTCGATAACCAATATCTCTTGCAAGAACAGCTATCTCTTCATCAGCGCCAACACAGCAGCCATGTCTCAGTGTATTGAACGTACTTGAGTAGGCACGCAATAAAGCAATACCAACGAGAAGCTGCTTTGCAGTTAAACCATGTCGAGTACCAGTCACACCTAGCACTGGCTCGATCGGCTTTTGCAAATTGAAAAAGTATTTTGGTTCACTCATTCAGTACTCGCTTCTTTTTCTTCCCAATACATCATGGTCCGCTTCTCAAATAGAGTATCTAGAGTATACTGATAATCTTCGCCCATATTCTTGCCAAGACATGGTGTTTGAAATAAGCACCAGGTACACGCAAACCGGCCGGCCTGTGGGTAAATTCTTGGGTTGCTAGTAATGTCCATCATCTCATAAGCGATGACTTTACCAGCTTCTTCAATTTCATGCTTGTTCTTGTGAATCTGATGGCGCATGGTAAATTTTGGACCTTCACTGTTAAGCCAGCGAATATGATCATCGTAGATTCCCATTTGCCATGCGTCATTATCTTCACGCATAACGGTGCGCTCAAACAATTCCGCAGTTGTCCAATTTGCTTTGTTGGTTGAGAATGCTTTACCTTTGTAAATCCGTTGCAAACGCTCTGGGGGCTGTGGGAAAGTTTTTCTAATCTCTACATAAACAAAGCCAGCACAGTGAATGCCATACTGTTCGAGTGACCACATGTAACCTACGACTTGATCATCTAACTGGAGAAATGAAGATTCCTTATCCTCGTCCAACATGCGAGACGTAGTCTTCCAGTCAACTATCCAATAGCGCCCTTGTGTATCCTCAAAGAGTGCATCTAGTCGACCACCATATGTGACAGGCAATCCTTTCCAGTCACTATTCGGTTCTGGATACCCGGCCTTGATCCAACGGCGACGGCATGACTCACACTTGCACCACAGTTGGAGTCCAGTTTCAGGGTCCTTAATTGGAACCTCGAAACTAACTTCTACTTCAATAGGCTTCCAGTTACGATCATATACTGGCGAGACTCGCCCGCAGTAATACTTGATCATATTTAAGCCAAGTTCTTGATGTTCCTTGTACCCATTAAGAACTTCAATATCTGGGTCCGGGTGCTGTTTTTTATATTTTTTGAGTTGAGCGTCAGCCGTGCGCTTAAAAGCCACCAGCGCTAGATCGGTTCGAACCTCATTATCAGCCGTCCAAGTACGGGGCTCATAGAAGGTTTCCATGGCCACGTGAAAAGCTACACCGAAGTCCAGCGGCATTGATGGAACCATTGGATTATACATGTCGCGATAGATCCAATTCCATCTACGACGACAAGCACGAAACGCTCGACGCTCGGAGTTATGCCCTTGATGTGTGAGCTTTTTATCAATGTATTGCTGGATCTCATCATCGACTTGTAATGTCATTGTATTCCTTAATGTAGACATGAACGTGCGCAGCCCCCGACTGCGCACGATTAAATCTACATTAACTACAGCAGTTGTCCCAGAACGACGTGAACTGATCATTGAAGGTGCCGCTGAAGGATGGGATGTTAGTTAGTGCTCCCTGCACATAGTGCGTGAACGTACCGCTCGGACAGGCGGCGTTGAGGTACCAATTCATTCCATACCCTGATCCGAACTTAGTTGAGGTGGACGATATGCTGTCCTGCCATGGCGCGAACAAATTATTACAGTGTCCATGAATTGTTGACCACACTATGTCTAACATTGAACTGCCGTAGTTGGCGTCGATCCAGGCACACGAGTGTCCGTTGGGACATTGCGACAAGGACATCATGCGCTCAGCAACAGCATTGGCTGGTTGTACAATTGGCAACTCGTGAATCTGGCCTAACTCATTAATGATTTTAGCGTGATCCACCGTTTGCCAAACTGGACCCTGTGGCAAAGCAGCTTGAGCCGGGGTTGAAACCCAAAAAACAACAGTTGCAATAACGAGCAACCCTAATAACTTCTTCATTCATTTCTCCGGGGGCTAATTCAGTGGAGTACCATCTGGCATTCTATTTCCAGAGATAATGTCTCCAGAGTTACTCGGCCGACCACCAAGCCAGTTGCTTAATGGGTCGTTATCATTTGCGCCGCCAGGCACAACTATATTATTTGTAATTGTGTGATTCTTGCCTGCTGCCCAGATTGAATAGGAGCCAGTGAAGCCGAGGTCGATGAAGTTATTATCGATCAACACACCGTTTGGTGTCCCAAAATCAGCAAACAACGAAACACCCATGTTGTCACCGGTGTGGTTGATTACTGTATTATGGATGATTTGTGTACCAGAGCAAGAAGCGTTACATTGGAAGCCATCCACATGAGATGTGCCTCGAATGAATGCCATATCGTGAATGAAATTATCTTTAACGATGGCATGATCGCTTTGTACACAGTCAGCACAGTGATACATATTATTGCGTTGAACATTAACCGTTGCATTCGGTGCAAACACGATGTATTCAACACTGGTAGTGGTTAAGCCTTCACCAAACAATTCACTATCAGTAATGGTAGCTGAGAACCCATCACGAACAATAATTAAGAAGCCATCATTCCAACTAGAATGTGCCTTGATGTTCTTGACAGTGACATTCTGAGCGGAAATGTCAATACCACAATCACCTATATCAACATTCTGTAGAATGAAGCCGTTTGTGGTGATATTGATTGAACCGTTCGATGGGCATGCCATCTGTGTTAATGGCCCAATGTTACCTGTATTAGAAGCATTGGGGAAACCAGCGGGAATCCCGCCAGTGTTTGTGGGGGTCGGAGTGGGGGTAGCTGTAGGTGTGGGTGAGGGGGTTGTAGGTGTAGGTGTAGGTGTTGAAGTTTGTGTCGGTGTAACAGTTGGTGATGGAGAAGCGGTTTGTGTCGAAGTAGTTGTAGGTGTTGGCGTTGGAGGTGTAGCAGCGGCTATCGCTGCGTTCGCCAGTCTGATACATGTGTTTGCCCATGTCTTGTCTGCATTAGTTTTGGCTACTGCTAACATGTCTCGACAATTATCTAGTTGATCTAGTAGTCGTTGCGGAGGACCACTTGTTATTTCAGCATTCGCTACTGGCATTGTTGAGCCATTGAGCGCAATAGCTACTTGTGTGGTTAAAGCCCCCATGAGCACAACCGAAACTACAACTATAATTTTAGCCTTCTTGGTTATGCCTACACTATGTCTAGCCACAGCCACTGTTACACTTCCAACCTAGTTGATTGTAGAAAGATCTACACTATTCAGTTTTTCTATTTCCTTTCGTGCAGCTACAATATCAATGTAGTCGTCACAAATTACCATGGCGCCAAAATTGACTTGGCAGTTGCACCCAGGCTCTTTCTTTAGTGGGTTCCAGTTAGAGGTCACATGTGCCAACCAGGCAGTGTCTACCTTAAAGAAGGAGGTAATGAACACAACCCAATCTTCATCATTTACCATCATAGTTTTCAAACCCCACTATTCCATAGAGCTTAGTAATAAGCTCACTGGATGGCTCGGTGCCATCGTTAACGAATGAGTACTCAATAGATGAGTAGCGCCACCTGTCTTTCTTTCCATGTTTACTAACTAAGACTGTCCACTGAACGCCCAATAGTTCTGGACCTTTTCCTTGATAACGATATGAGTCATGACGAAAAACCCTTACACAGTGATTGCAGTTCTCTGGGAACCAAGTAAAGATTCTACAACCCTGCTCAATGTTATTTTCGTCACGCATGTAGATCTCATCTGGGAATGAGATTCTAGGCTCTCCGTACCAAGACTTAAGTTCATCAAGCCATGCATAATCTGAGTAAGTATTATTAGTTAATTTATGTGGCATTTATTTTCATCCTAATTGAAATTCCCATGCCCAGTTCTGGGTATAACTACAATGTTCACAGATCCACCCATCACTAGTCGCTAATAGCAATATCATGCTATTGTTCGGACAAGTAAATGGATGCCATAAGCCACGTGTTTGAAACTGATTGAGCTTTAAAACGTCTGCGCGAGACCATGGTGGATAAATCTTATTCCAATTACTCATCGTCCATCAACTCATAGTCACCATCGAGAACATCTTCATCATCCACAGGATCGACTTGGCTATCGCCAATAAGACGCTTAATCCAGCTCCACTTTCGCTGAATTACTTTGATTCGAGCGGCGTCAATGGTATCATTGGCAATGATGTCGATAACCTGAACTGCGGACTTCTGACCAATTCGGTGACATCTATCTTCTGCTTGGAGGTTAAGAGCTGCCGACCAAGATCTATCAGTAAAGATAATAGTGCTCGCAGCAGTAAGCGTAATTCCAACACCACCTGCTGCAATTGTGCCACAAAATACCTGAATTTTTCCGTCTTGAAAGTTTGAAATAATTCTTGCACGTTCGTCGGCTGGAGTTGCTCCGATGAATTTTCCATAGATTATGCCCTTTTTCTCCAGTCGGGCTGCAAGAAGATTAATGACCTGA